CATTTGAGCAAGACCTCCTCCTCCTCCAAGTCCGGTTCCATCTCCAAAACCCCCAAAACCACCAACACCAAACATCACGCTATTAAGAGTTGCTGGTGTAAACCACAACACTTCATTAATTTCACGACCTGCGGGTATTTCATATATTTGTTGGTTAGCAACTAACTGAACATAATCTTTTTTAATTTCCCAATCTCCACCGGCTTGTAGTCCAACAATTTTAGAATACGCATAAGTGTATCGAGTTTCAAAGTCTAAACTTTTTGTTACAAAGGCTCTAGATAATGACTGTGTGTCTAAATTTAAATTATAAAGTGATGTCCATTGAGACTCAATTAACCAATCCTGCACATATTGTGAGTAATCCTCAATTGAAAACTCTAAAAGAGTATCCATCATTTCATCTTCCAGTTCTACGGATCTTAATGGTGCTCCAAGTAAATGTCTTACTTTTTGATAAAACTGACTTCTTTCCGGTTCATTAATGATTGACATAGTTTTTATTTATAAATATCAAAAAATTAAAAAGAAATTTTTATAAGTTCATTTTTATATTGTTCTAATAAACCTTCAATATCAACAGATCCTCCAAGTTCTTTTACTTTTTGAGATAACATTTTAATTTTATCTGTCAAATATTTAATTTCTTCTTGGTTGTTTCTTAAAAGTTTTGGTTTCAATTGTATATTATTTATTTTTTCTTCAGTATCAAATGTTGTATTTGTTTTAATTGGTTCTTCATAATAAAAAATTAGATATTTGGGTAGTTTTTTATTATATGAGTTTGGATTTGATGTTGTGATAATTTTGGAATAATCATTTCTAAACATTATGTATTGGTTGTTTGGTTCATTAACATACATAATAACATCAACCTTATCTTGTTTATATTTGTTTTGTGAATTATAGGAAGGAACTTTATAATAATTTCCTCTTTCATCCGTAAGTTTTTTAATATCTTTAAAGTTTAACATTGGTTTAACTTGAAAAAAATAAGAGGTTTCGTTAATTATCACATCTAAGTCTTGCCCATATTTTCTATCTCTTATGTCTCCAGCACATCTGTCGATAATAGTCCAAGTCATTCCTTCTTCTTCTGAATTTAAACTAAACGACTCTTTTATTTTTTCTTTAGCATAATTTTCATTTATTCTACCTTTTTCAATAGTTCCTTTGTTTATGTTTACCAATCTATCGGTCCAAACTCCATTATTTGAAAATAGATTCTTTTTATTACTTATGACCCATTTAGATAACGATACATTACTACCACTTTCATTGTAAATTTTATTTATTTCATTATGAACTAATGAATTAGTGTCAAACCTATTTACAATTGACCAGTTTCCAATACCCCCATAATTACCTTCAGTGTACTTACCACCAATAACGCCTTGACTAGTTGTACATTTGTCGTCTTGTATTTTACCAATACACCCGTTTGGATTTTTTCTGTTAGTACAGTTTGAATAGTTGCTCAAAACTATTTTTAATAAATCATTTGATTTTATCCCTAATTGTGTTTGATTATTGTATTCTTTTAATAAAAATTTTTCTGAGATATTTTCTTTAATATTTTTCTTTTTTGTTTTTAATTCATAAAGGTCATTAACAAATTCCCAATTAACAACATTCCAAAAGTTATTTATATACTCATCTCGTTTGTTTTGATATTTTAAATAATATGCGTGTTCCCAAACATCAAGACCTAAAATTGGAAACCCACCTTTTTTAACAACATTCATTAGTGGATTATCTTGATTTGGTAACGACATTATTTTTAAATTACCATCTTTTGTTAGGTATAACCATGCCCATCCAGATCCAAAACGATCTTTAGCGACTTGATTAAACTCATCTTTCATTTTTTTTATATTTCCAAAATCTTTTTTAATTTGTTTATATATTTCACCAGTCGGAACTTGTTTTTTTGGTGATAACATTTTCCAAAATAAAGCATGGTTAAACGCCCCACCGGCATTGTTTCTTATTGTGTTATCATATTTACTTATAGATTTTATGATTTCTTCTAACTCCAAATCACCTTTAATATTCTTAATTGCTTTATTCAACTTATCAACATAACCTTTATAGTGTTTGTTGTAATGAACATCCATAGTTTTAGAATCAATAAACTTATTTAAAGAAGAATAGGTGTAAGGTAATTTTTCTATTCCAATTTTTTTCATTTCAACAATTAAATTTTCTTTAATTGTTTCTTTTTCGTTTAAAACTATTTGTTCGGATATAAGATTTAATTTATTTTTAATTGAGTTAGATTCATACATTTTTTTTTCTAAGTCTGGATGTTTTTTTTCAAACATCTTAACAAGTCTGCCAGCGAAGGCATTTGCTTCGTCTTCATTTTTTCCACCAATGTTTGGACCTTTTTTTCTACCTTGTACGGACAGTTGATATTCATGAACCCATTCATGGGCTAACGTTCTCATAATGTCCCTATTAAGTCTGTTATTTGCCAAGATTTTTAACTCACCATTATCCGTTCTTGACCCCGTTGACATTTTGCCAATTTGTTTACCCAAAAATTTTACAGTGATTTCTTTTGTTAGTGGATATTTTTCTTGCAATAATTTTATAAAATTATGTATAAGTTCTTTATCTTCTTTTTGAAACTTGGTATCTTCGTATGTTATTTTTAATTCCATTAATTATAAATATCTCTATCGATATTTATTTATCATATTTAACATCTCTTCTGCAACATCACCAATGTTTTCTTCTAATTGATCGCCCATTACAGTTCTGATAATTTGTTTTTTACGATTTAGAATATCATATATTGCACCTTCTATTGTGTTTTCATATAAAGGATAATAAACCAATACATTATTTTTTTGGCCATATCTATACGCCCTATCTTCGGCCTGAGAATGTTCTGCCGGAACAAATGATAGATCATTCATAATTACAACCTCAGCAGAAGTTAAAGTTAATCCAACACCAGCCGCCTTTATGTTTCCAACAAATACTTTAATTTTTTCATTGTCTTGAAATTCGTCAACAGCTTTTTGACGATGAGGTTTAGAACAACTACCGTCTAAATAAACTGCTTGTTTACCAAAGTGTTGGTAAATCGTTTGTAAAGAATCTGTAAAGTTTGTAAATACGATTACTTTTTTTCCTTGTTCAATAATATTTTCTACAATCTCTATGGTTTGTTTTGTTTTTTCATTTGAAATAACTTTTCTAACCTTCATTAGTTTTGAAAACTGAACGGTAAGTGATGATGCTTCGTCAGGATTTTTATCATACCAATCATAATATTCCCCCATCAGTTCTTCATACTCTTTTGATTTCAAACGAAGATATACAGGAGAAATAATTTTATCAGGAAGATCCAATACATCTTCTTTTAACCTACGAAGAATTTGTTTTGAAGTTCTATCTCTTAATTCCTCCAAATTAGATGCTCCCGTAACATTCCATACTTTTCTTCTACCCGCCATAAATTGATAACCTTGACAATAACGAATAGCGTAAGCCATCCAATTTTGAGCGACGGGTGATTCAATAATGTTTAATAGGTTATAATAGTTCATTGGACGAGAAGTCATTGGAGTTCCCGTTAATAACCAAACTCTTTTAATATTCTTAACGAAATGATTTATGATTTTTGTTCGTTGAGCTTGGGGGTTTGAGATCATGTGAGCCTCATCTAAGATAACAAGGTCAAAATTTGATTGGTTGAGTAATGAATTGTCTTTTTCTTTTGTGTCGTGAAAGTTTTTTAAAATATCATAATTAACAATAACAAAATCAGATTCGGTTGAAAATTTCTTGCCTTCTGAAATATAAACAGGTCTGTCTGAATAATTTTCAATTTCACGTTGCCAATTAATCTTTAATGATGCGGGACATATAATTAATATTTTTTTTGCACCTGTCTCTAAAGCCGCTATGATCGTACAAGTAGTTTTTCCAAGTCCCATATCATCGGCAAGAATGAATCTTCTTGATCCTGCTAATTTTTCTATTGCCTCTTTTTGATGTTGTAGTGGGGGTCTATGACTATATTTAGAATAATCTACCTCAACTTTATCAACATTGTGTGATTTTATTAATGCGGATTTAGGAACCCAAAATTCTGTTAAAGGATCTTTATCAAAGAATTTACCCCAAATATGATACGATTTTTCTTTCTCAACTAATAATTTCTCAATGTAAATTTTTTCAGGAGTTTCCATCAAATATCTTTCTTCCGCAAACTTCTTTGCAAAATATGTATCAAGATCAACCCACTTACGTGCGATCTTTGGTGTTGTGTTAAAATAATTTATAATGTAGTCCGATTGAGTTCTTGTTGGATAAAACTTACCATTAGTTTTTTTTTTATTTTGTAAGTATATTATATGGTTATTCGCACCACTATATGACTCGAGTAGTACAAGCGCTTTTTGCTCAACTAAGGAAGATAAGTTTTCCAATTTTAGTCTTTTAATAAAAATACTAATAAAAAAGATATTTATCAATAAAATAGTGTTTTTATGCAAAATAATGTTCCAATTTCTAGATTAGGTAAATTTTTTGGGGATCGTGATTTTGAACTTGAAGTTAGTATGGGTCAGGAGTGGTTGATAGGTGATATGAACTTTACTTGTGTTCTCTATAAAATTGATAGAAACAAAATTAAAACTGACGATGTTTATGGTGAGGTTGTGGAAGACGGTATTAAATTTTTACCTCCTGTCGAATTTAACGCACAAATTACTATTGCAGCACCTGAAAATAAAATGATTGGATCAACAAAAATGGATCAGTTTGAGCCAGGTAATATCACTATTTCAGTTTATTTAAAAACTTTAGAAAACTTAAATATTGATGTTGATTTTGGTGATTATGTTGGGTATTATGATAGTGAAAATTTTGTTAGATATTATACGGTTGTTAATGATGGTCGTGTAATTTCAGACACAAAACACACATATAAAGGTTTTAAACCATTTTTTAGAACAATAATTGCCGCACCTGTTGGGCCAAACGAATTTAAAGGATTATAATATAATTAAAAGTAATAAAATTAATAATGGCAATACCAAAGAAATCAGTTAAACCATCCATACCTTTAAACTACCCTAAAACTCTTTTACCGAGAAGGGAACAGATAAAAGACATTATTACTAAGGATGGAACATATCTTCCTAAGTCATTACTACATGCAGATTTAGATCGTGGATTTTTAGATTTTGTAAAAGAAAAGTTTAATATAGTTTCGGAAGGTAAAAAAATTCCCGTTGTAGATATTTTAATTACAACCCAAAATTGGTCTCAGTTTGTTGAAACTTGGGATTTTCAAAATATAGATAAAAATATTGAACCTCCATTTATAACTGTTATTAGAAACCCCGAAGTTAAGTATGGAAATAACCCTGCGGTTATGTATAATATTCCAAATAGAAAAATGTATTATTATATGGAAGTACCAACATGGGATGGAAATAGAAAAGGATCTGACATATACAAAATTCCACAACCAGTTCCGGCCGACTTTAAATATACTGTTGCAATTATATGTAATAGAATGAGGGATCTTAACACTTTAAATCAAAGAGTTCTTGAAACATTTGCATCAAAACAAGCGTATCAAACTATTAATGGCCATTATATTCCAATAATAAATGACGCATTTGCCGACGAGTCTGTTATGGATTTAGAAAAAAGAAAATATTACATACAGAAGTATGATTTCACAATGATGGGATTCTTAATAGATGAAGAACAGTTTGAAGTTTCTCCTGCAATATCTAGAACCTTTCAGGTAATTGAAACTGACCAAAGAAATATAAAAAGGAAACAAAAAAAACAAACCCCAATAGAACTTGAGGTAATTACATTACAATATTTAAATAATATTACAACGCAAGAACGCTATTTTGAATATACTTGTAATTTACTTTTTGATCGATCTGTTAATATAGAAGAATTTTCTGTCTACATAAATGAACAATATTATGGTGATAATGTTGAATCAATTCAAATTAATACAAATGACATGTTAAGGATTGATATAATATCTAGTGGTGGATCTGAGGATCCTTATCTTTTGTTTACACAAAGTTTAGTTTAATTTTCACCATATATATCTTTTTTATCCTTACATTTTTCAATGATTAATGACTCCAAAAATTTATATATTTTAAGTCCTCGTTTATCGCAATATTTTTTTAGGACTTCGTGAACTTCGGAGTCAATCTTAAGGTTTTTTATCTTCTTGTTATCATTAGTCATAGAGGCAGAAAAAAGGCAGAATAAAATCTTACCAAAATATAAATACTTTTAGTAATGTAAAGTTTTTAGTATTTTACAAAGTATTTATAGAAATAAATAACTAAAAAAAAATATTTAACATGGCAACTAATAGTAAAGTTTTTGTTTCACCAGGTGTTTATACCTCAGAGGTTGATTTAAGTTTTGTGGCACAAAGTGTCGGAGTAACAACTTTGGGTATCGTGGGAGAAACGTTAATTGGTCCAGCATTCGAACCAATTTTTATCACAAGTTTTAACGAATTTGAAACGGTATTCGGTGGAACATCACCAGAAAAATTTATAAACACACAAATACCTAAATATGAGGCGGCATATATCGCCAAAGCATATTTACAACAATCAAACCAACTATTTGTAACAAGAATATTAGGTTTGTCAGGATATGATGCGGGTCCGTCTTGGTCTATCGCAACTGTTGCAAATGTTGATCCATCAACTGTTGGTATTTGGTGCTTAAGTTCAGTTACTGATGTATATACTTGTGAAACAATATGTGCTCTTCCTTACCAAGAAACTTATCTCGTAACATTTAGTGGTTGTAATAATGATGTGTCAACAATTTCATATCTATCACAATTCCCTCAAGAAATTCAAGATATTCTTTATAGTCAATACGAACAATTTGATGGAGGTACTTCCACATTAAATGATGACATTAGAAGTTTGATTTTTGATGTTATCACAAATTCAAACCCATTTACTGCAGAAGATAAATACATTTCATATTTTGGATCTATAGATACTGATGATTACAACACTTTAACAAACGCAGGGTGGTCAGCATCTACAAACGTATTTGGAGTTCCTTCAGTTTCACTTGATGATACTGATTTAGAATCAGCTTTAAATGATCCTTGGTATTATGCATTATTTAATACTACTGGTAATACAAATTATAGTGGATATTCATTCTTCACTTATGTTACGGACTTAACTATGAATCCAGTTACGACTACAACAACGTTAACTCCTTCTCCAACACCAACACCAAACCCTTGTACAACACCAATTCCTATAACACCAACTACAACGACAACAACTTTACCGTTAAATTGTTATCAAGGAAATCTAGTATTAAAAATGTATTTCTATACAGGAACATCGTTTACTGAGTATGATAATGTAGTTGTTGGGTCTTTAAGGTCAAGAGGTGTTGCAACATACTCAACCGGAAATAACCCGTCTTATTCTGTTACAGGAACATCAGAGGTTTCTTTAAATATGACTGGTCAATATTCTTCAGTTCTTAAAAACCCTTATACCACTTTTGGTGTAAACGTTACTGATAAGTTTGGTGTCAAATATTTCTTTGAAACTTCATTTAGTCAAAACGACCCTGAGTATTGGAGTAAAGTATTTGGTGTAACTAACTTTCAAAAACCAAGAATTGAGGTTCCTGTGTTTGCAGAAGAAAATTTCCAATCTTGGTTGAACTTTGCTTGGAGGAAAGGTTACATTAAAGGTCTTAATCCAAACCTAATTGCTCTTGATTCCGCACAAAGTAGTGATCCAAATTCAATAGGATGGTATTTAGATAAATGGCAAACACCATACTCTCCATTTGTTGTGTCTGAACTTAGAGGTAATAAAGTTTATGATTTATTTAGATTCTATACAATTTCTGATGGTGACGGGGCCAACACTTTAATTAAAATTTCAATAATTAATCAAACATTTAATAATTTAACGTTTGATATATTAATTCGTGATTATTTTGATACAGATGCAAATCCTGTTGTTTTAGAAAAATTCACAAACTGTGCAATGGATCCAGGACAAAATAATTATATTGCAAACAAAGTTGGAACTTTAGATGGTGAATACGTATTAAATTCAAAATATGTAATGGTTGAAATGTCTGAAGATGCTCCAATTGACGCTCTTCCTTGTGGATTTAACGGTTTTAATTTTAGAAACTACGCAGGAGCACAGTCACCATTCCCTATAATTAAAGGTAAATACGATTTTCCTGGTGAAGTTATTTATAATCCTCCATTTGGTTTATCTTCAGGAAACGACGATGCTTTGGTTAGTTCAGGTGATAACGTTAGAAGAACTTACTTAGGTATGTCTAATTCTTATGGTTGGGATCCTGCATTCTTTGAATATGTTGGTAAAAGAAACCCTATTAACTCTTGTGATGTTGAGGGTCTACCTTTTAATTACAGATCAGCTGGTTTCCACATGGATGTAAATGCAAGTGGATTAACAATAGGACCTGAGTTTTCAACAAGTGGTGGACAAAGATTTATTTGTGGTAACTCACCATTTATAACAGACCCTGAATTACCAACAAACGCATATTATAGACTGTTCGCTCGTAAATTTACATTCTTAGTTCAAGGAGGATTTGACGGATGGGATATATATAGAGAATGGAGAACAAACGAAGATAGATTCCAAATTGGTAGAGCCGGATATTTGAATGGGGCTTGTCCTTCAACTAGATACCCTAACGCTAAAGGTTGGGGAGCATTTAAAGAAATTTCTCTTGGAGATGGAACTCAAAATTTTGCAAATACCGACTACTACGCATACTTGTTAGGTCAACAAACATTTGCTAACCCAGAATCAACTAATATTAATGTATTTGTAACGCCCGGTATTGATTATGTTAATAACAGTAATTTGGTTGAAGATGCTGTTCAGATGATTGAATTCAATAGAGCTGACTCTTTGTATATTACAACAACTCCTGACTACGATCTTTATTTACCAACAACCACTGGTGGGGACGGATTAATTTATCCAACTGAGGCGGTAGATAACTTAGATAACACAGGAATTGACTCTAACTATACCGCAACTTACTATCCGTGGGTATTGACAAGAGACAGCGTAAACAACACACAAATTTATATTCCACCAACAGCTGAAGTTACAAAAAACTTGGCATTAACTGACAACATTGCATTCCCTTGGTTTGCAGCGGCGGGTTACACTCGTGGTATTGTTAACTGTATTAAAGCACGTAAGAAGTTAACTCAAGAAGATAGAGACATTCTTTATAACGGAAGACTTAATCCAATTGCAACCTTCTCAGATGTAGGAACTGTAATTTGGGGTAATAAAACTCTACAAGTTAGAGAGTCTGCTCTTGATAGAATTAACGTTAGAAGATTGTTATTACAAGCACGTAAATTGATTTCAGCGGTATCCGTTAGGTTATTGTTTGAACAAAACGACGCACAAGTAAGACAAGACTTCTTAAATGCGGTGAATCCAATCTTAGATGCGATTAGAAGAGACAGAGGTCTTTATGACTTTAGAGTAACAGTTTCTAGTGATCCTGAAGATTTAGATAGAAACCAAATGACCGGTAAGATTTACATTAAGCCTACTAGAGCTTTAGAATTTATAGATATAACCTTCTACATTACTCCAACCGGAGCATCGTTTGAGAATATATAAATCGGTTTAAAATACAAACACAAAAGAAAGGGGTATCGAAAGTTCCCCTTTTTTGTTAAACAAACTATTTATTATTATGAATTATAAAAATACGGTAAGAGAAATCATTAGTGAGATCATTCACGATCAGATGACCCCTACTATGAAGTATTACGCTTTTGACTGGGATGACAATCTAATGTATATGCCAACCAAAATATATTTAAAGGATGATAAGGGAAATTCTGTTGGTATGTCTACCGAAG